GCTCATCTGTGCAGGCATTCCCCGCTCAGTAGTTGAAACTTTTTGAACTTTCCTACCTCCTGACAAAAACTTTTCGGTTAGTCGTTCAATCTCTTCTCTGGCCTTGTCCTTCTCGCGTATCTGCGAAACGTGCATTGATGCTCCGCTCATAGTTCTAAACTCCTCATTGGTACACCTTCGCGCTTTGTAAACTGACCGCTAGGCTCGTGGTAATACAGCCCAATAATCCCCTCTTTTGAGCCGTGTCGATTACCCTCAACCGTCAGCCATGCGTCGTGTTGGTCTAACGCTTTTAACTCAGCTTGGGTTAACTTTGATTCATCAAACCCATTAGCTAGTTTTTCTTTTGCTCGACGCCGAAGTTTGTTCTGCTGGTAAATTATTATGTTGTCCGCAAGGTCGGTGATTGAGCCATCACCCTTGATGTCCATCTTGCCAACACGCTTGGTTTCATCCTCCGGTTTTCGAACATGACACACGAGGTGAATGTGAACGTTGAGAGTTTTTGCTGCTTCCTGAAGTCGATCAACAATGGATTTTTCACCGTTACGGTCGTCACTGCGTAATCCACACTTCATCAACGAATCAACCACGATGTGATCAACGCCCAATGTTTTTTTGGCGTAGTAGCAAAACGCTAGAATTCTGTCTGAGCCAACAGAGCCGAGTTTGTTGTAAACAAACAGCCGATTTTTAAGCTTTGGCAAAAAGTTATCGCAATACTCGGCTGAAGCTTTGCACGTTGCCGCTTGGCAGATCATGCGGTAAACCGTTTGCGCTGGTTTCATTTCGAGCGAGGCAATGGCTGCGGTCTGTGTTTTTAAAAAATTCAAAATGACTTGACCCAAAATCAACGACTTGCCCTGCTTGTTGATCCCTCCCCAGATGGTTAATTCACCAGGACGACAAAACCAAATATCTTGCTCCCATGGCAAGGGTTCACCAGCTTGGGTATCACCCTGCTCTGCCAAGAGTCGGATTTCGTCAGCAAAACTCTCAGCACTGAGTACATGGTTTGATTCACCATGAGCCAAAAGCTCTAGCTCGGTATCCAGTGCTTGCGTGATATCGTCACCAACCCTGAATTTTTTTTCAGCGCCAAAAATAATATCCATCAGAAAATTAACTCCTGTGGTTCACTCGATTGAATTTCATCCTCCCAGCCATGAGCGTTAAGCCACGTTGCTGGATACGGAATATACTTACCGGAATCCTTCACCCAATCCTCTGAGGTCTTGGCCAACTCGATACTGGAGATTATTTTCTCTACGAGCTGCTCGTCAGGTTTGAGCCTTTTCCATGCCTTCTCGGCTGCACCTTTGGATTTTTTCTTCGGATACGAAGACCAAAATTGCGCAAATGTATTTATATTCTTATCTAATCTAATCTTATCTTGCATGACTTTCTCTGATTCAATCATGGTTAAATCTGACTGAGTCATGACTGTGTCATGATTTTTAAGGTTTTCTATGATGATTCTCATATCAGGATTACTAGTCATGGACTTGTCTAGTCTCTTAGCAATCTTCATACAAGTTATCTTCCCTTTGGAGTTTTCAAATAAACCTAGGTCTATGAAAACCTTCATCATTTCCTCAACTTTTTGTACAGTACAGCCAGTGTTTCTCGCTATAATCCTGGCATCATGTTCTAGCTCAAAAGTAATTTTTTCTTTTTCTATCTTTCCTACAATTAACTCGATGCAATACCAATAAAGGCCATAGCCCTCTAGTCCATAATCAAGCAAAACCTCTTGTAGTTTTGCATCCATGTTTGCATCAGAATCATGCTTGAACCACTTCATGCTACTTCCCTCCAGCAGTCCATCATGTTTATTGACGTGTGAATTTTGTTGAATAATTTTTTATGTTTTGATTCTTTGATGTTTTCGTACTCACTCTTTAATGACTTATAGCAAGCCCTAGCCTTACTCATATCCTCATCACTGACCTTTTCATTTCGGTGTAACGACGTGGCGCAGATGGACAAAAACCACGCCTGAAGCTCTAATTCATCCAGTTCGTGTTTGCTGTAATAACTAGCAGGCTTAGGGAAAAACGAGGGTCTGTTTTCGACCTTTTCAGGGAATAAGTCGTCCCACTCGCAACCCTTATCCACAAGTGCTTGTGCGACTTCTGTGCCACCGCAACCACTAAAACAATGAACAACAACGGTGTTATCCTTAACCGCAATAGAAAGACTTGGGGAACGATCATCGTGCGCAGGACAGCAAGCCAACCATTTATCCTTTCCTCTGGGTTGAACCTTTTCCAATACAGATAGCACCCTCTCTATATTCACCGTCCTAGCCTCCTCAAAAGTGCTTCGTTTTCATTCCGTAGCTTCTCTATCTCTTCTTCCATTTTTTTGTTGTTGTACTTATCGTTTAAGTAATCCAAAGGACGACAATCACCAGTTACATTCATGTACTTTTCCAGATCATCCAGCGTTAAATTCATCGTATCGTTTGGATTTCCGCTTAACTTCCTAGATAAATGGCTTGGCGATAAGTCCATATCCGCAGCAATAACCTTGTTCAATGACTTATTGGTATGAACACAAAACTGTACATACTCACGACAAGATTCATGGTGACTAGATAATCCTTCAGGGAAACGGAGTGTTAATTGTGTTGTCGTCATAAGAACTCACTGTATTTATTTACAGATACCCAATAGATCAGCACTGTTTATAATCGCCTTACCACCAGTTTCGGGGTCGTCAGCCCCGAATGTCGCCGATGATAAGGCGGCTAAAGGGCAGGCCCGATCAAGGAGCTAGGCTGTTGACGTGTACCGCTGGCACGTAAAATACGGGCGCATAAACCTCAACCTAGAAAACCTAATCGGATACCCTGTCCGAACGTGGAAGCCGATACTAGCTAAGGCAACCACAACCGCCCTGCAAGGCGGTATACAAATGAGTCTTTTATGACTCAACCGGTTGAGTCGGTCTAATGGGGAAATACCATGAAAACCAAACTCACCATCGAGGTAAAAATAAATGTTGCACTTGTTATCATCGCGGTTTCCGAACTGCTAATAACCTGCGCCTTCATTTACCAAAACCTCTAAAAGCCCTAGGGGAAGGAGGCATCCAACCCCTAGGCACTATTCCCAGCTCTCGCTAGAAATTCTTTAAACTTTTTGTTTCACCCTCTTTCATTCAGTTTCAGTCACAAATTTCAGGTAAATAAAAAGGCCAACGAGTGGCCTAGTGTTTAAGATGCTTTTTTGTCGCTAGTTGTATTTGGGAGTAAATTAAGTTTCTCTAAAATCCTATATTTGCCAGTGCTAGGAATATCTGACTCATCCCACTGGTAAACGGCAGACGGCCTTATGCCGAGAAACTCCCCAAGCTGTTTTTTGTTTAAGGTATTAGTTAAACGGAAGGCGTCTTGTATATTCATACTCATATTACAGCATACTGTTATATTTAATGCAAGCGTACTGTAACACTTTATTTTAACTTATCTGTATTATTCGGACATGAACGAAACGCTAAAAAGAATAGTTGGACTACTCTCTAAGGATGGCATTGAGAGCCGCCAGTATCGGAGAAAACTCGAGTCAATTACCGGTGTTAGCTATTCGGCTGTATCCCAATGGTTTAATGGCGATACAAAAGAGATTGAGTATAAAAACTTAAAAAGCATTGCTGATTATTATCAAGTTGATGTTGATTATCTGTTGGGGGACTCAAAAAGCCCGGATTCCACAAAAGATGCAAGACTCTCTAGCCTTGTTGCTCAGTGTAAGCTTCTTGGGATTGGGGACATTGCCGCCGATCAGCTAGAAACTCTTCTAAAAGCCGCTCAAGCAAACAAATAGCTTTAACCTTGGTTCTATCATCCATCATTCTTACTAGCTCATCTAGCCTGCTTTGATCTTCCCTACAACCCATCTCTGCACCCCTTTTGTTTGTGGTTTAAACAAAACTTAGCGGCTTAAAATGTCGTTTGCAACCTCTTTTTTTTATAGGCATTAGGGTGCAGACTTGCCACCAAAGTTGGCACTACGATGCGGGTTATGTCACCTAATTCAACATTAAGAAGGTGGCAAGATTTTGTCATCCGAGATTATGGGTACGGGAAAGTGACTTCATAAGTGAAATTCTCTGTCAGCTCTTTTCGGCTTTTGTGTACTTTATCAATCACGTAAAAATATTCTTCTACCCCTTGCTCCTCAAGTACTTTAGCTAGGCAGCGAGCAGTATGCAGGGCTAACTCATCGGCTTGGTAGGCGGTAGGGAATAAAAAATCAGCATTAGCACCCAACATCCGAATAATGTAGAAAATGTCTTCTAGGTCAACTTTAACCTTATTGGCCTCCTCTAATGACTTGAGCTGCTTTGCAGACAATGTGCGTTTTAGGCTATCAAGCTTAGACGACATAGCGTTATGTGATAGCTGCCGCCTTATTCTTGCTTCTTTGAATCGACCATATACGGGGTGTTTAACGCTTTCCATTCTTACTGCTCCAACTGGTTGTTAAATAATCATTTTAAATTACCATTAGAGCTATAGATGATCAATTAGGCGACAATTTAGGCATTTGTGAATAAACTAAATTTGCTTATTTCCAGTGTTAGTTTTTAGATTATCCGCAAATACTTATAAGAAATGAGCGTTTATAACTCATTAATCTAGTGACTTTAGGCGTCAAGTCCTATTCTTTAAGAATGATAGGGCATGGTGAGCGACTGATACAAATCCGAGAGCTGAACTATGACACGGTTAAATTAGCCGTGGATGCCATGAATGAACTGGGCCATGAAATGTCCACTAACCAGTTCTACGCCCTACAGCGTGGACAGTGGCCCTCCAAGAAACAATTAGCCGCAATCTGTGAATTCTTTAATGTACAGCCTGAATGCTATCTATTTGGCCGCTGTGATGCCCCTGACGAATACTCCCATCTTATGGACGGTCTTAGTCCTAATATGAAAAAGCTTGCTGAGAGCCTTGTCTCTACGCTTGTTGCCCAATCTCAAGAGCTTAATCTCTAAACCACTGTATACCCTTACAGATTATCGGTTTTACTTCTTAATTTAACTTTCCTTATCTGAATTTAATACATACAAATAATAACATTTGTTATTGACTTTAAAATAACATTTGTTATTATTACTCCTAACAACACGGGAGACAGATCATGAAAGACAGAGTAACCCAAGACTTAAACAACTACTTGGCAGAGCAAGAAAAAGCCGAGGTTACTTACTTATTCCATTCGTATGAAGATGAAGTTAATCAGGCTATAGCGCGAGCTTACCGCGATCCTAACAAAGTTTGGGATGCCATTGGACTTAACGGCGTTATCTACCCAGAGCTAATTGATTCAATCCCTGTGAGAGCTGAGAAGCTTATAGCCCAAGCTGATTATGACAATGATCTTGCGTTACAACTTGGCGCTTACTTAGAGGATGAAGATTACGCAGCTTTTGGTCAGCTACTTGGCGAGATGGCTAAAGAACGAATTCGTCAAGACGCACTGGATTTATATTCATAGTGTCCCCTGAGTGCTTGCCCCAGTTTGTAGTCGGGGCTTTTTTAGTTTTTTTGAGGTGATAGCAAAATGAAATGTCACCCCACGCAATTAGCCCAGATAAATTTTATTTTGCTGGCTTTTGTAATAAGAAATGCGCAGAAAAGAAGGGATTTAAACGTGATTAGTTATTTGATCTGGATAGATAGAACGGCAAACACATACAAGCGCTTGATAGAAGACTCAAGAAGCCTTTCAAACGCATTAAAGCAATACACCGAAAGCTTACCTTTTGATTTAGATGAAGAGCTAAGTATTAGATATGAACCTGTTGAAGCAAGTGAGGTGATTTTATGAGTATGGCAACGAGAGTTTATAGAAACTACAAAGAAGAAATTTTAACCCTTCCTAACGGAAAAAGAATCGCTATCAAGTTTTCTACGCTTGAGGATAGATACAAGAAAATCAAACAGGAAACGGATTTTTATTGGGAGGGGCAAAAGCAGATTGCAGAATATCAGAGGAAAAGAGCATGAGTAAAGATCAGCTTGAGTATTGGGAAGAGAAGACTGGAATTAAAAGCCCGAATCCTTGTGAGTTTCTTGACGGCGTTAATCAAGCGCGTGAAGGCATCCCCCATAGAAGCGGTATGGGGGAAGAATATGATAGGGGTTATGGCCTTCAGAAAGAGGCTGAAGCTATTGCAGATAACCGTTATTGGGTAACTTACGATAAATTATATCCAGTGGGGCAAATACAATGAGTGATCAAGGAATCGTAAATATACATGGGAAAGCTTATAACACAGTAGCTAAACGTGTCGCTGACTTTAGAGAGAAACACCCAGATTTTACTATAGAAACTGACGTACAAAGCAATACAGATGTAGTCGTGGTTAAGGCGTTCATTAAAGACAATGAAGGGCGAGTATTAGCTACAGGGTACGCAGAAGAGGTCAGAGGCTCGACAAATATCAATAAGACCTCAGCTTTAGAGAATTGCGAAACGTCTGCTGTGGGACGCGCCCTGGCCTTCTATGGTTTTGGTGGTACTGAAATAGCCAGCGCCAATGAAGTAAGCAATGCAATTATTCAGCAAGCCAAGCAAGAGGTGGCAGACTTTTTTATCAAAATGAATAGGTGTATTGATGACAACATGACTTCGGTTTTAGAGATAAAAAACTCAATAGTGCAGGGAGTTTTAAGTAATGGTGCTGAGGCTTGGTTTGAACTATCAGAAGAAGACCAAAAAACTTTATTTGTTGCACCAAGCAAAGGTGGCATCTTCACAACAAAAGAGCGTGAAGTTATTAAGTCTAAAGAATTTAGAGAAGCCTATTATGGGCCAACAGAGGAAATAGCATGAGTAAAGTAGGCGTAAATTTAAGTATTGATGTAACCAAGATAGATAAAAACCTTTTATATAAAGGCAACAAAGGAACTTATCTGAATGCGGTAGTTTTTATTGATATAGACCAAAAAGATCAATACGACAATAACGGAATGATTACACAGAAAGTGGGCAAGGATGCCCCCAAAGGTAATATTTTGGGGAACTGTAAGGTATTTTGGAAGGATAATCTTGGTGGTCGAGGTGGGGCGACCGAAGCGTCAGGGAATCCTAACGCTCATCAAGGGGTACAGCAGCCCTCCCCATCAGCTGATCAGTTTGATGATGATATACCGTTTTAGCCCGGAGAATGAATTATGAAAATATTTAACCCAATATTTGATACACCGCCATTTGAAACTTGGATTTATCTTGACCTTGGCGAGATTAAAACATTCGGTAGAATTCTTAACTGTAGTCCTAATGATGAAGACTTAAAAAGTGAGTATGAGTCTTTTAAATCTGGCGATGATGAATTTTCAGAGTATCAGTTTTACATTCAAGATATGACCACAATGTTTGATCATTCCCTAGAATATTTTGAGGGCGGGTTTTGTGAGTCCGAGTGTTTAAATTGGTTTACTGACTCTATTGAAGCATGGGCTTATATGACCTACTAGGTTTATGGCAGAGATTGCAGGCATTAAGACATTTCTAAATGCAAACGTTCGAGATATTGCACTCGGCCTCTGCCACCCTTAGCAAAGCTTAGGGTAACCTTAGGAGCAAACAAAATGGCTATGTATTTATGCGACCTATGCAAACATTTATTAGACGATGATTACAGCCCTTGTGTTGAGCATCCGCAAGTCGAAAGACAGCACCTTTTTTGTTGCGAAGATTGCAAGGAAAAACTAGAAGCGCTTGACGAGTTAACAACGCTTTCTCAAGAGGCGGGAGAGTATGACATTTAGTTTAGAGAGTAACATGAAGACAGTGACAACCAAAGAGCATTACCTAGAATTGCAAAACGGTAAGTCTGTAACCGTTTATGCATGGTCGAACCATGAAGGGGCCACGATTAGTGTTTATGAAAAGGAAAAAGAGCGAGTCGCATTTTCCGGAACATGGGTCGAACTTAATGCATTAGCCGCTGGAATCAATGCTGCTCAATCATGAACATATAACCCACAAATAAGCGGCTACGTTTCTTGTAGTCCGCGCTTGATTTGAGTTGTTAGGCGTTTTCTGAAAACTCACGCAAAATCAAATGGGTGATCGTTAAGCGCTCTGAGTTTTTAAATTGATTAATTTGCTGACGAGAGATATTAATACCGTATTTCTCAGTTAAATAGGTCGCTAACTGGTTATTGTTTTCACAGCCTGTTAGCTCTAAAACTTTTTTGAGGATTTCGCTATTTTTTTGCATTTTGTGTTAATATTTTATTGACATTAAGTTAGTATGCATATATTATATATACATACTTAACAAACAGCAAGGAACAAAGAGAATGAGCAATCAAAATACAAAACCGATTCTATTTGACCAATTAGATTTTGGTGAAAAATTAGAGCTAGCTTTTGATTTTGCTGAGAAATCAGCAAAGATGATTGGTTTGTATCCTGTAACTTTCGCCACTATTTTTGTTGACGGCATCCGCCTGACTATTACTCGCAATATAAACGCTGATTTACCTTGGTTTTGGAGAATTTCAACGGGTCACGGCCAAACAAAGCTTTTAGAGGATGAGTGGGATTTATGCTACTTAACAAAAGAACAGCTGTAACAAAGGATAACGCCGAGGCCGTGATTATAGAGTGTGATCGGCTTATTGAGGAGCTAAAAAGTAGCTATGGTTTTATAGGAAAAGGCTGGAAACCCATTCCTGTAAGCCATCCGCACTTATATCAAAAAAGAGCAGAAGCCAAAAGGTTGCAAGACCGCACTAACACTACAAAACAAAGGAAGCCCTG